TCACCGTAAGCACTGTGCCTTGATGTACTCTTGGAGATACCCCACCTGCTTCGTCACTGTGACGATTCGCTCTCTGAGGGTGAAATAATCCCGTTCAGCGGAGTCAGTAAGTCGGGGGCTGGAAGCATCGACCATGCCGCCGGGGCCGGTCGTTCCGTTCGCGGGACATCTGGCGTTGATGTGCAGCCCACACTTGCCATCACGAACACAACGCTGCAGAACATCAAGCCGCTTTTTCGCATCAGCTAAGTCCTTCGTGTATTTGGCATCCAGCGCTGCGACATCACGCTGGCGCACCTGCATATCTTTGATGGTGGCGTTCGCCAAGCTTAGCTTCTCAGTGGCTTTATCGCGCTGGTCTTTGTAGGTGATCGCGTTGTCGTGGTAGTGATTAACAGCCCATCCAAGCGACACGATGATGCAGGCGACAACAACAATGATGATTGCGGTTAGACGGCTCATTTATCCACCCCCCAGCACGTCAGCGCGCTTTCCTGGTCTCGCCGTTCTACCTGACCATAGCAACCATTCTTCAGGCCTTTGGTCAGACGACAATCGCGGCCCCCGTCTTTAATCCACCAGCGAATGGATTCACAGGCACCTTTACGGTCGCCTGCGTTAATTCGCTTATAGAACGTGGACGGGAAACATTTTCCGGGGCCGATGTTGTAGGGACAAAATGACGCAATGCCTGCTTTCTGCGGTTCGGTCAGCGGTACCTTGATATTTCGCTCAACCCACGCCAGCGCCTTATCACGCTCAATGGCGTTTACCTGAGCGCATTTCTCAGCAGACATGTTCATGCCCTGAACTACTGGTTTGCCATCAACCATCGTGGCGCCACGGCAAATTGTCCAGATTCCACCACCATCGCGATATGCTGTCAGACTGTTACCCTCTTTCTCATCCAGAAACTGATCGAGAATCACGGGCGTGGAAGCCCCGGCAAGAATCAACCCAATGACCGCAGTGCTCAGTTTATTCTTCAGCTTTGGTGGCATAGCCATTGCGCCGATCCTCCCGTTCTTTCCAGCGGAAATACCAGTTCACTGCACAGGTGATAACAGTGCATGCGATACCGACAATAATTGCCCAGTCGCTCAGGCTTAACCCTGCAATTCTGTCGGCCAACATCCAGGATACCTCTTTTGCTGTTTTTGCTGTTTCGGCGTATGCCTTCGCTGATACACCGCAGCCGGTCAGCGTGGTGCCTGTTCCATATGAAAGTCTGCTGTAAATGGTGCTCATTCTGGTCATAGCCTCACCTCCGATTTTTCGGATGGCGCTGTGTTTGATTGAGAAGGGTCAGGATTCACGGGCTGGATTTATCAACAAAGCACGTAGTGGATGATTCCCGTGAGCCTGAAATAGAAAAGCCCCGCACAATGGCGAGGCCTATATAGAAATTTGGTGTATTTATGCTGCTTTTGTCGCGCAGATTGTATCAAAAAACTCTTTGATTTTTTTCAAAGCATCGACTGCCCCCGCAGGAACGCCAGGAGACCATCCCAAAACAAGAATGAGCGCAGTTAGAACGACTGATACTTTACGTTTTGAATAGAACTTACAAAACTCTTCAATATCAATCTTTGCCTTGTCATCAACACCGCCATCTTTTTCATATTCTTTGCTTGCGTCAATTAATGCTTTGAGTGCTTTGATGTAGCTTTCACTTTCTTTAATAGAAGCCATAGTTAACTCCAGAGATAATTATTCTAAAACAACCTGTGAATCAGGCTCTCTGAAAAACTATAGATACTCCCACTCCATACAAGCCCCATAAGAAAGTATGAATTATACGCACGCTGAATAATTGCGCTATTAAGTATATTGAAACGAAAAAACCCCGCACAATTGCGAGGTCTTAAATGCTCATCTACTGCCAGTGCATACAACAATGGCACAATATCAAATTTACACGAAATATATGCTAATTAGTTCATTTCTGCAATACCTTGCTGATAATTTGCTGCCTTTTGTTGTGAACGTGATCGCGAAACATTATGTAGCGCCTGGATGTCGAGCCCCTTATACAAGCTGATCATTGCATCGTAATGCTCCACATAATTCTGAGACCAGTTTGTTTTGTTAACGCCCACCAGCGTGGCAAGGTCTCCATACTGGTACACATCCTTTCCAGCCAGTTCCGCTTTCACATCTTGCGCCGCCAGCCATATCAACTGACGCAACCGGTCGTTAGTCTTTTTCGCCACCCTCTTCCCGGCCAGATGCTCGCAGAATTTCGACCACGCCCACTGAGTAATCAACACTTGATTATCCCAGCTAACATTCTCGCTATAGTTCCAGAGTAGCCAAGCCTTCTGATGTTTTTCGAGTGACATCAGCGCGCGGCGCCACGATGCAGTGTAGAATTCAACCGGCTGCACCAACGGAATATGCGATCCCTTAGCAAGCGACTGTTTGCCCGGTATTGGTGGGTTATCCAGCGTAATCATTTTCCCGGTCACTTCATCCAGCACTCGAGGCTTTTTACGTTTAAACGTTCCCGTATCGAACTGCGCGTTCTCAAGCCAGGCCATTAACTGCCCTTTCGTCGCACCACTCAAATCGGCGGTGGCTACTATCAGCTGCTGGCGCACGTATTCAAGAAATTGAGTGTTCATACAGCACCGCCTATGGTTTTGATGTAGTTCTTCAGTATTCGGTAGTCTGTCAGGTCAGCACAGATCCGGGAAAGTGGTATAAGCGCAATCGCTGCCAGCGAACGCGGAGATGATCGGCAAAATAGGATTCAAATGTCATGCGGCCTCCCTGCTCTTAATTAATCCACGACGAAGTGCGCTGTAGCGCTTCCTGATGGCTTTGAGTTCTTCGATTGTGTATCGGTGCGGAACGTTGTTGTTTTCGAGCGCCTCGACGCGAACAGGGCCGATTTTCTCGATAAGCCCAAGACGGTACTGCTGCTGATTGCCCGACAGCTGAACGTTACAGTGGTGGCACTGTTTACTGATATTGTCTTCGTGATAACGGAGATGTGATGCCTTACCGCGTGAGCGGTAGTGACCTGCTTCCCACTGGACGGTTTCGAACGTCCCACAGCTGATGCATGGCAGATCGACATCACGTTCGCGGATGTAGTCATTGACGACACGCTGCGTTAAATCTTCCCAGTGCTTTAGCGGTTTTGCAGCTGCTTTACGCTGCCGCCAGGCTGCGCGCTCCTTTTTCTCAGCGGCACGCTGTTTGGCAGACTCTTTGAGCTGCGCATCTTCCCGAGCCTTTCTTGTCTGCTCTTTGCCGACAGCGCTGGCGCACTCGTAACCGCACACAGTCTGCGTTTCACGCACAGGATGGAACCACTGGCGGCATTCTTTGTTGGCGCACTTCCGGCGAGGTAACTTAGCCATACTCACCCCCACGCCCTGTTTTGCCAGACACGGCTAGGGCGCGGCGCTTTCTCGCTTTCCGGCAACTGCACGCTGACAGTCCAGGTGATGTTGTCGCGATTCAGACTGCGTTCTACCGTGGCGCCACGGCGGCGGTAACTGGCCACCAGCTCGTCGGCCTGCTCGGTTGTGCATTCGTGATGGTGGAACCATGAATATTTCATCGCCATCCCCCCGCAAAGCTCATAAGCTGCGCAGCGGCGTTTTCCGCTTCTCGCTGAGTCTTGAATGCCCGGGACAATACCCAGCGCCACAGAACATCAAGCGCGGCTTTGTACAGTTGCTGGAACTCGGTTTCGTCCATGTTAGCAAAGGCAATGCTGCGGGGATGTTTGCGAAGGGTGCCGTCGGGCAGCTGTATGGCGTCGTAGTGGCCAGACTCGACGATCACCCATGCACGGTAGGCATCATAGGATTTGCAGATGCTTATGCTGCCGGCGCGCTTATCGGCGATACGCTCCAGATATTGCTCAGCAGCGTCTAGGAGAGCGGCCTCGCTTCCGGCGAATGAGGCAAGAAACTTGGCGTAGCCGGTTACCAGCTTGCGCTCGTTGGAAGAGATAACCCCGCCGGTTGGTTCCCAGTATTCAAAACCGAGATTGAGTAACGCGAAGAAGCGACGGTGAAAGGCCGGGTTGCGTACCTGTCGGAACTCGGCCACCAGCACGGCACCGAGTTTAATTTTCGATTGCAGTAAATCGCTGGTCTCGGGTGTGGCCGGGATCAGAATTCCTGATTGATGCTTAATAAGATGTAGTTCGTGCGCCATGGTTTCTCTCCGTGGCGCATCAGGTTAACGGGTGCTCAATCCGTTGATATTATGATATCAGAGGGTTGCATGATGCGGTAGCCAAGTCGGCGAAGAAAACGAGTCCCGGATGAAAGGTTGAAGACCCCCTCATCCTCCAGTAATGGACGGCATGACACCAGGCCATTTCTGCTATAGACGAGATACTGACGATCCAGTTGCATTGAGGCCATAAGCTTTCCATCAGAACGCCTGATAATGTCGTACCAATCGCCTTGCTCCTGACTTTCCTTCACAAAACCCCCTTCTTTGCTATCAACAAATTTCACTCTTCCAGCCGGGATAATCCCGTTCACAGAACCAACATACCAAATGGCGCAAATTTCCTAATAGGTTGGCTGGAAGAAAAATAAAAATATTTACTGCAACACCTTAACTATACTCCACAGCAACTGTACATATAAACAGTATTTGTCTGTTTTTCTTAAGTATGCACATGGAAGACCTGTTTGTGCAAGGTCATTTATCCGATTGATTTAGATAAATTTTATTGCCACTTTCGTGCAAAAAATTGATCATTCCTTTTAACAGGTAACCACATCAAAACTGTCGACTGTAAATATCTGATTGGAATGCTCTCGTCAGGTAAATGACAAAGGTGTCGATGTCGCCAGGGGGCATATTTCACTGGCAGAGAGGAAAGTCAGGTTGGTAATTTGTTGCTGCGCTGTGCTTATTTGATAATCGATTTCATAGATCAATTTTATCAAATCGATCGGCATTATCGATCATGCCAGATGATGCTATAGCGATGCAGTATCCATAGCCGTTATCAGATATCGACGTTGCGATACAGGCCTGCACATAGACCGAGGAGGATAAAATAGGTACCATTATTTTCCTTCCGAACAATAGACTACTCATCCGATATTTTATGAAAACTATTCACGTTATGATGTTGTCATCACTCATGCTCATGGCTGGGTGTGATGAAAAGAAAGAAGCAAAAGTAGACGCTGAATGCTACTTTTCATCCACAAAGTCGACTGCACGTCATTTCACGGATGGTCGAGCTACCGATTTTGAGAAGGATTTTGAAGGTCACAAAATGAGTGGTTGGGCTTGGGTGAAACGAGTAACTGATACTGTATCTGACGCAACATGCCATGAAGTTAACCCAGATAAAAACTAAGCAATTAATGCCGCATTACGCGGCATCTTTGACTGTATTAGCTCAGGCTGCGATTTCTTTCTGCTGACAAAGCTCCGGCAAATTAGCCCGCACTAATACCTCAGAAAACGGCGGGGGAACCGCGTTACCGCAGCGGGCAACCTGCTTATCCTTCACGTACTTCTTATCGCTGTAGTCCTGAATAATGATATACAACTAAGGAACATACAGCCTCATACCAGGATGTTCGATACCCAGTATCAATTGACCTCAACACATAGCAAGAAGTTATTGCACTCGTTCTCAAAGTAAAACCACCTTGAAAAAGAGATATCATTTTGATATCATACCTTGAGAAACCTCTAGAGGTAAGGATTCATTATGCCCTTAAGCACAGATGTTGATCGTGTGTTAACGTTCACTGAAAGACTTGAACAAATTTTAATGGAAATGGTCGAAAAACATGACCATTTCTTTGACTTCCTTCGAGTACGGGGTGGACAAAATCTTCCCCAAACTGTTTCAGTAAAAAATGAAAAATTCAAAATTAGCATCCCATTGATTATGCTAATTTTGTTAATCACACGCTTAATAGTCTTCAAACTTGCGATTATGTATAAGCTCATAAGATCCAAAATGCTTGAAGTGAAAGCACTGTCTAAAGTAGGCCAAAACACGCATATCTATCTTTTTGATTTAGATACAGTTCGGAAATTGAACATTAAGGAGACCTTATGTCACGCATGAAAAAGCCTGACAGCTTTCTCCTTAGATTCAAAGAAGAAGATGGTATCAACGGTATCAGTTCTGAATCCTTTGAAAAACTAATGAAAGCTACTGGCATGAGTAAAACAGACCTCATGCATTTTGCACTCGTAAACTTAGTGGAAAAATACATCCCGGCTTATGAGCAAGATGATGGGCCCTTGACCGAAGCTCAATTCCGGACACTACATGAAAGATCGAAAACTAACCAAACGCCGGATGAGAGTTTCGAAATGCTATTGTAGGTATAAAAATGCATTCGAAAATAGAACCATTGCCAAAGACCGGCGATATTGTTTGGCTACAACCATCTGAAGAATGGGGAGTTGATACTCCCAAAAGGAGACCAGGTGTGGTATTAGGTGTATCGAAACTAAGGCATGAAATCATAGTTGCATTCGGTACGAGCCAAAAAACACACAAACTCTACCCATCAGAGTTTCTTATTCAAAAAGCTGATGGCGATGATGTTTTTGGTCTATCTGGGTTAAGCTACGATACTAAATTTGACTTAGCCAGAACATCTATCCTGCCTTTTACTACAGAGTTTTTCTCTAAGGCACCAAGAAAAAATAATGTCCCTTATCCAAAGCTTGGTAGTGTTCATATAACGTACTACAAAGCGATGTGCAAGGCGAAAAACAATAGTAAGTGACTTCTGAAGTGCTGTAGTATCCACTACAGCACAATTTTCTAAGCAATCAATAAACTTACTATTTCAAATCATTCCCCCTGCCCCAATAGGATCTGATCGCGTTCGTCATCGGTGGTACGCTGACCAATTGCAGGTTTCACATCTGTAAGTGCCAAAATTTGGCTAACGGGAATTTGCGTCTCGTTCCATTTGAAGATGAGCACACCGTGTGGCCACAATACCCTGAACGCCTCTTTGAACCCGGCGCGCAAATCAGAACGCCACGTTTTTTTGTTCAGTCGCCCGTACTTTTTACCCATCCAAGCTGACTGGCCTACACGCTCAAGGTGCGGCGGATCAAACACCACAACCGGAAACGACTCATCAGCGAACGGCAACGCGCGGAAGTCAGCGATCAGGTCGGGGCTGATAACCAGGCGGCGACCGTCGCACAGCTCGTGTTCTTCAGAGCGAATATCAGCAAACACGGTACGGGTGTCCTGCTTGTTGAACCAGAACATGCGGGAGCCGCAGCACATATCGAGAATCGTCGTGGTGTCGGTCATACTGATGCTCTTCCATACACTGCCAGAACCCGCTGCATAGCCGGACTTGTGCGGCATACTGTAGTAACCATGTTTTTTCGCACGCTCGATTTGATCTGCTTGATATTCAGTTCCCCGCCTGGTTGCAGCGAATAGACCGGGTGATGTGGCTCGCCAGCGCGAATAACTACCGCTCTGCGTACCAGGTGAAGCAGCAGGTTGTGTGCCTTCTTGCTGTCGCATCCCAGCAGGTTCTGAACCTGACGCGGGGTTATGGTCTGGTTAACCCGAAGGAAATCGACGATTGCCCACAGTGATTTGCTTGCCATAGTGATTTCCCCCATTAGACCAGACCGGCGTTTTTGCGTTGTTTGTACTGAGCCATCAGCATCTGTGCTGGTGTTGGGCCAGTAGCTGCTTTCGGCGCTGCAAGTGCGCGACGGATTGGCGGTACCGGCTTACCAGACAGTGCTCGCTTTTCCCAGTCATGCAGGATGTCACCAGCGGCTCGGATAAGTTCCTTCTCACTGAACTGTCCCTCTGTTCCACGACGGCGAAGCTCCAGGCAGACGTGGTAATACAGCGGGTTTTTATCCTTCCATGGGAACTGCTCACTGGTCGGATAGCGAAAAACAAGTTTCCGCCAGCGCCAGTATTCGCTCATGATGTCGTCCACACTGACCCCCAGCGCACCACTCCCCTCACGGCACCACGAAATAAACTGACCCGGCGACGGCCAGAACGGTGACTGGCTGGATCGGGCTTTCTGCATCCCGGCGGAAAGTTGCTCACGGGAGGTGATGCCTGACTCAGCAAAAGCCGCGATCCATTGCTGCTTTGCAACGCGAATATCAGCGTCAGTACGTAGGTTCGTCTGAGTAGATGCCGGGAATACCTGCATGAGGTTTTCAAAAAGCATATCCACCAGCTTTTCAGCGTCAGCGTTAACAACCTTGCGTCCGTCGTAAGAATCTCCAGCCATGCAAGATAGCATTTCGCTGTCGCGATTCTGAATTGCACGATAAAGATCCGGGGTCATAAAAATTTCTCCCATGCTTCAGGACTGTTCCAGTGCGGGCCAGTTTCGGATTTGTTTGCGCTGACATCTGTTCGCAGCTTACGGGTAGTATCTTCGCTGTGAAGGGTTAACGTGTCCCACTTGGCGCGGAGCTTTGCGGGGGAGAGAATATTTTTGTACCAGAACGAGTCTTTGCAGGCCCATCGGAACAGCTCACAAATCTCTTTGTGGGTGCGTCCGTCCAGTTGGCGCATCAGGCGTATATCATTCGCCCAGCCAGCCATATTCGGTTTTTTCAGGGATGGTTTGGTGATGTCGCGCAGCGCCAGCATCCACTCTGCACACCGGAGATCGTCAGATGTCCCCCATTTGTCACCTTTCGGAGTCTGGACAGCTGCATCAGGAACAATTTTTGAAATTCTCTGACGTACATTAAATACGTTAGTATTTAATATTACTTCTTGTTCATGATTCTCGGGCTTAAGCGCGGCCTTAAGCTCGGGGTTATGCTCGGCATCCACTCCCGAAGCCTCGCCATTGCTGGGTTCGCTATGCGCGTGGCTATGCTCGCTGTTATGCGCGGCGTTATGCGCGGGTAAATCGTCCATTTTTTGAGCGTAATGCGCGAAATTTGTGATGGTAATTACAGTGCCTTTTCTCTTCTCGCCAGCGGTTGAAATCATCCCTTCTTTCACGAAAAGAGACAGCATTCGATCCACTGCATGACGGCTTGTTGGCTCCCCATTTCGGTCGCATAATTTCAGCCCGAGATCTGCCGACGTGGTCACCAGTTGTCCGGTTTGTAATGGCCACTGTCGGCCTTTAAAGTTTGCCGTGTAGGGCTGACGGGCGGCGCCCAACAGAAGGTTCTCCCATAGCGTGCGCAGGAAGACATCTTTAGCCCAGGGCTTCTTCAGTACACTCCGGTACAACGGGATGAATCCGGTCTTCTGGTTCTCCATCCGGTTGCTCCTGACGGCGGTACGCGCCGCAAAATCGGCGTAGGCAACATTCGACATAGCTATGCTCCTTTCGCCTGGTGTTTTGTACATGCGTTTGTCATAATGACCTCGTAATTTCTGCCTGGAATTACACCGAAGGTCGGTTCCGTTGGCGCGGTCCGGCCTTTACCTTTTTTTGAGCCCGTCATACAACCCCCAGCATCATCTGCACCATCTCCATCAGCGGCCCGGTTAAGCCAGGGTCAACTCGGTACATCTCAACGATCCCCTCGCTCAGCTCTTTCAACTTCTGATGACGTGGCGCATCCATTGCGACAGCTATCTTCGCTTCACTGGTTTCCTTCTCCATACGCGCTAGGCGAGCCATGATGTTGTCTTCTGGCAGCAGGCGGTTGCGGAACTCGAGCGGCAGAACAGCAAGAATTGCCGGAGTCAGATGGCGAACGTTCTCGCGGTACCGATCGCTGTTGAAATGGTTGTCCAGGAAGCGGAAAAGTTTCTGGCGCTTTCGGCAGAGATCATCAGGGAAGGTGATGTCGTCACCACCCTGCGCCAGGTACTCTTCGATGATCAGAGCCGTAACTACGTCCTGACCATCAGCACCAGCCCAGGAGCGGACCGCATCACGAATATCTTCATGGCTCGGCCCCCTGCGCGCTTGAGCGCGATTTATCATTACCCCTTGAGTAATGTCGCTATCATTATGATAAGTAAGTGTCTGCATGGTTAATGCTCCTACTTTGGTAAACCATCAGTGGGGTTTGGGTAGAGATCAGGGCGCAGTTCATGTGGAGTGACGCCGGTGACTGCATAAATTTGCAGGACGCGGTCTGCAGGAACGACACCTCGATAGCGATTCCGCCAATGGCTGACGGTCATGGCGCTTACAGTTAGTAATTCAGCTAAGCGGGTAGCGGTTCCTGCTTTAGTAATGGCTTTATCAATAGCTTTCATAATTAGCTCCAGTGGCAACGATCAAATTAAACATAATGTTTATTGATAAATCAACATTTTGAATATTGAGCTAATAAACTTTTGGTTTAGAATTCGTCCATGAAAGAAAAAACTCATCAGATTAACCACCCACAAGTTCAAAGACTTAATGAGATCCTTGAACTTAAGAATTTGACCAAGTCAGACATGGCTCGCATTTGTGGGGTCAGTGCCCAGTCGGTCAATAACTGGTTCGTTCGTGGGACGATTGGGAAAAGCTCAGCTATAAAGCTGGCGGATGCGCTTGGGGTTAGCCTTGAGTGGATTCTGGGCCAGGAAGTTGGCGAAAAAGACGGCCTTAAGCCAGACGAACAGCGCCTGCTGGAGCTCTATCGCCAGTTGCCGGTAGAAGAGCAACAGAACATGCTTCGCATCTTCGCGATTCGCCTGAAAGAACTGGATGAGTTGTATGAGAAGTACATGAGTCGCAGAATTAAAGGCGATAAACCCGAATCAAATACTAACTAGACTTAACCGTAAGAAGGGGCAAGGATGGATAGCTTAAGGTATGAAAAATTTAGTGAATTTGATCATGACGATTCTTTTTTCGACTCTCTTAAGGCTGATTATACTGAGTTCCCGGTATGGCTGAAAAAAAAGGCCAATAATGGTGAGTCTGCTTATGTTCTCTATGATGATGCCCATCAGATTGAAGGATTCATGTATTTGAAAGAGGATGATGATGCCGAAGACATTTCCCCATCCCTACCTAACGGAAAACACCTTAAAATAGGCACATTCAAATTTGAATCAAAGGGAACGCTTCGCGGGCAGCGTTTTTTAAAAAAAGCATTTGATCATGCCATATCATCTGGGTCAGACGATATTTATGTTACTGTTTTCGAAAAGCATGAACACTTAATCAGGCTTTTCCAGACTTATGGTTTTTATAAGCATGGAGAAAAAGAGTCTGCTAATGGTAAGGAGTATGTCTACGCGCGCTCTATGCACGATGTTAATGGAGATGTGCTCCTAGACTATCCCTTGGTATTATCATCGCAGGGAAGAAAGTTTCTGCTGGCAATCTATCCAGCATTCCATACAAGATTATTCCCCGATTCAAAACTTGTAACTGAATCGCCTGACATGCTTGAAGATGTCTCCCATGCTAATAGTATCCACAAAATATATATCTGCGGAATGCGTAGCGTTGCAGGCATGAAACGCGGGGACATAATTGTTATATACAGAACTGGTGATAATCAAGGGCCTGCATATTACAGAGCAGTAGCAAGCTCTATTTGTGTTGTAGAAAACGTAAGGCATATGGATGATTTTCCGGATGAAGAATCATTCGTAAAATACTGTTCAAAATTTAGCGTCTTTTCTGAAGAGGAATTACGGGAGTACTACTCAAAAAGACAATATCCTTACGTACTGAGATTTACCTATAACTTGGCTTTACCAAAGCGCCCTAATCGTGCTACCTTAATAGATCAAGTTGGGTTAAACGGCACTAGAGGTTTTCGCTGGAGCCATTTTGAATTGTCTGATGTGCAATTCAATAAAATTCTTGAACTGGGTAAGGTAGATGAAAGTTTTATTGTCAATCAAACCTGAATTCGCCGAAAAAATTCTTAATGGCACAAAGAAATTTGAATTCAGGAAGGGTATTTTTAAAAACAACAACATAACTACAGTTGTGATTTACGCAACCATGCCAGTTGGTAAGATAGTTGGCCAGTTCAGTATTGATGAAATACTGAAAAACGATCCAGAATCTTTATGGGTAAAGACCAAAAAATACGCCGGCATCTCCAAGAATTTTTTTGATAGTTACTACTCAGGCAGAGAGACCGCTTACGCTATAAAAGTTGGTGAAGTCGAAAGATTTGAAGTCCCTCTACCATTATCTTCTTTGGGAGATGGCATAAAAGCCCCACAATCTTTTCTCTACCTCTAAATCATGTTGATAAACCCGGCTACCGCGCCGGGTTTTCTATATCCCCCAGCTCCGCCGCAAAACTATCACCCGAACTCTCCAATCCCGACCTGAGCGTCGGGATTTTTTTGCCTGCAACTCACAGTTTCTCTATCTAGCAACCCGCGATTAAACTTTTTGTTTATCAAGTATTACTCATTTAGTTGACACTGATTTAAACATTGCGTTTAATCTAACTCACCAAGACGCACCACGAACCACTCAGGCAGGACGCCCACGAAGTAGCCGCCGACGGCATATGAATAGTCGGATGAGGTGGATTGAATAACGCGCATCAGGTTTAACGCTCAGCTGGCCGGCTATAAGGCAAAACAGAGAAGTGAGCTTCGCGGTGGTGAACTGCAGAGTTAAAACGCTCAACTGTGAAGATCAGCATCACGGCGCCTCCAGCGAAGTTCACTCGAAAAACTGGAGAACATCATGGTTCATCAGCACTACGGTACACAGACGGTAAACCGCGGCGCAGTTCAGCCTGGAATGCTCGTCAAACACAAGGATTCAACCTGGACGGCATCAGCTAACGCTCGTGGTCGTTTGTATCTGCATCGCGGCGTTGAGATGACTTACACCAGGGATTTGCTGGTTGAAGTTTATCTGAACGGTCTGGGGAATGGCCTCAGCCATTAACGGAGAGTGTCATGCAAGACAAGAAATGCGGTTACTGCAGCAAGCCGGTTAAACCGGAAGAAGTAATCAAAAGCACCCTTCTTTATCGCAACGGCTCACTGCTGGCGCGCAAAGAGAAAGAGTACTGTTCCAGACGTTGCGCTTCGCACGACCAGATGGCTCACGAAGGCTAACGTACACCCCGCGCAAGGCGGGATCTACGTCCGGTGGCACCGACCAAAGTTACACCGGAAACAACATCAAAACCAAAGTTAACCCAATGGGCGCTATCAATGGCCCGGGGATTCTAACACCCAAAAATGAGGATCTCACATGGAATTCTTTTATGTGGTTAAAGCCACTCAGAAATCCGGAAAGCAAGATGCAGTGATTTGGTTCACTGCTAAAACCGAGGCTCGCGCCAACCTGCAGCTGGATGTTGCACTGGAAGATGCTGGCATCGAAACGGGTCGCGGTAAGGACTACGCCAAACCGATTCGCACTGATTTCCCAGTTGTCGACGGCCTGCCGAAAGAAGGTGAGGTTGATTTCACCTGGTGCGATCGTTACGAACTGGCCGAAGACCAGCGCACCTGGAATGTTAAACAACAGGCTGAAGATGAGTCTGTCGACGACGCAGATATTGAAGACAGCACCGCAGAAGAATCTCAGCAGTCAGAGCAGCCGAACCTGATCGTCGTTGCCACCCTGCCATTCCGTCAGCGCGTACTGGCTCAGTTCATCGGTGATGGTGAATATCTCTATCACATCGACGCTGGGCAGAAAAACGAGATTGTCCGCCTTGAGATGGACACCGATGACGCGTACGTCCAGAACCTGCTGCTGGCTGCTGAGAATGTGGAAGCATTCAAAAAAGCCATTGAACACGATATTCATAAAGTCGTGAATGCCGTTAAGAAAGTCTTCCCTGTCGACGGTAAAAAACCGGAGTTGGCAACAGTTATCCAGTTCCTGACGGTGTGGTTCAAAACTGAATATATCGATCGCGGCCTGCTGGTCAAGGAATGGCAGAAAGGCAATCGCGTTGCGCAGATTCAACGCACTGACGTCAAAACCAATGCTGGCGGTGGCAATAAGACCGATCGCAACCCGGAACTTGTCCACACGCTGGACACTCTGGACATTGATATTGCGCTTGCCACACTTCCAATGGATTTCAACATCTACGATATCCCAGGTGGCGTTTTCCGTCGTGCAAAAGAGATCGTTGCTAAAAACGAAAGCCCGTTCAAAGAGTGGTCCGTCGCCCTGCGCAAACGCGCTGGCATCCTGGATTATTCCCGTGCCGCTATTTTCGCACTTATTCGCAGTGCAGAAGAAAACACTCACCATTTCCCGGAACTGTTGAGCCGTTACATCAATAAGAACCTGACTGAAACCGACCACCAGCACCCAACTGAAGAAACCCTGGCGGCAGCCGGTCACGTGCCAGAAAAAAGCTGGGAAAACGAGATTAACGAGAAGGTCGCAGCAGAACAGAAGGCAGTAGCCGAACAACCCAAAATCGCCAGCATGGGCAACGGCGTATTCTCCATTGATGGCCTGATGGGTGATCAACAAACACAAACACATACAGATGACCGTTCACCAGTTAATGAGGACACCACCAGTCATGTGCAGATGGAAGAAACTGTCAGTGATGAAGAACAGACTGGTGATGAAGTGCAGTCAGGCGAAAGCAGTCTGGAAACTGGTGAAGAGTCATATACCGGCCAGCAAGCCGATGTGAGCCAGAATACGGATTCTGTCGCCCAAAATAGCGATTCTGTAAACCAAACCGATCCACTTGCGACACAAACCGAGCCAGAAACGCAATCAGACGAACCGGCTGTTGTTTACCCTGCTTACTTCGAGCCAGGCCGCTATGAAGGATTGCCGAACGAGGTTTATCACGCAGCGAACGGTATCAGCTCAACCCAGGTGAAAGATGCGCGTGTGTCGCTGATGTACTTCAATGCACGTCACGTAGAGAAAACCATTATCAAAGAACGCTCTCCTGTTCTGGACATGGGAAACCTGGTACATACGCTGGCGCTGCAACCCGAGTTGCTCGATGCAGAATTCAGCGTTGAACCCTTAATTCCGGAAGGCGCATTTACCACGACGGCAACTATCCGCGCATTTATTGATGAGTACAACGCCAGCCTGCCAGCGATACTGAGCGCTGACGACATCAAAACATTGCTCGAAGAATACAACGCCACTCTGCCTGCTCAGGTGCCGCTGGGTGGTTCAGCCGAGGAAACTGGCCAGAGCTATATGTCGCTGCCAGAAGATTACCAGCGTATCGAAGCGGACCAGAAGCAGACAGCAGCGGCGATGAAAGCCTGCATCAAGGAATACAACGCCACTCTGCCTGCACAGGTGAAAACCAGCGGTAGTCGTGATGCGTTACTCGAGCAGCTGGCAATCATCAATCCTGACCTGGTGGCCCAGGAAGCGCAGAAGCCGCAACCGCTTAAAGTGTCCGGTACCAAAGCGGATCTGATCCAGACCGTGAAGTCTGTTAATCCGGACGCCGTCTTTGCCGACGAACTGCTGGATGCCTGGCGTGAGAATCCGCAAGGGAAAGTATTGGTCACCCGTCAGCAACTGAGCACCGCGCTGGCTATTCAGTCGGCATTACTGGCACACCCAACCGCCGGGATGCTGCTTCAGCATCCGAGCCGCGCTGTTGAGGTGAGCTACTTTGGCTTTGACGACGAAACCGGTCTGGAAGTCCGCGTTCGTCCTGATCTGGAGATCGACCTGGACGGCGTTCGCATCGGTGCCGACCTGAAAACCATCAGCATGTGGAACATTAAACAGGAAGGTTTGCGCGCCAAACTGCACCGGGAAATCATCGACCGTGATTACCACCTGAGCGCCGCCATGTATTGCGAGACCGCAGCATTGGACCAGTTCTTCTGGATTTTCGTCAACAAAGACGAGAACTACCACTGGATCGCTATCATCGAGGCATCCGCCGAACTGCTGGAACTGGGCATGCTCGAGTACCGCAAGGCGATGCGCGCTATCGCTACCGGCTTTGACACTGGCGAATGGCCAGCGCCGATCACCGCTGATTACACCGACGAACTGAACGACTTCGACCTGCGCCGCCTTGAAGCGCTGCGTACTCAGGCATAAGGGGAAAAGAACATGTCTACTGCAATTACTACCAACGAAAACAAGACGCAAATGATCGATAACATCTCAATTTTGACTAATGGGGAACTTTTCGACCGCCTACGCACCTTGTCGACAGTGATGGCAAATAGTGGCGCTTTTGTACCTGACCACTTCCGCGGAAAACCAGATGCCTGCATGGCTGTGGTCATGCAGGCCGCACGATGGGGTATGGACCCCTTTGCCGTAGCTCAGAAGACCCACATCGTCGGTAATAGCGGAGTGTTGGGTTACGAAGCTCAACTGGTTAATGCGGTTGTTACCAACATGTCGCCTACAAAAGATCGCCTTCATTACGATTGGTTTGGCCCATGGGAAAACATCATTGGTCGATTTGTAGAGAGAACCAGTTCTAAAGGCAATAAATACATCGCGCCCGGTTGGGATTTAAAGGATGAGGCCGGTGTAGGAATTCGTGTGTGGGCAACGATGAAAGGCGAGGATGAGCCACGCGAACTGGTACTCATGCTTTCTCAGGCTCAGGTTCGTAATTCGACACTATGGGCAAGTGATCCGCGTCAGCAGCTCGCTTATCTCGCGGTAAAGCGCTGGGCTCGCTTGTACTGCCCTGATGTGATTCTTGGTGTTTACAGTGCCGATGAAGTCGAAGAACGAGAAGAAAAAGTTATTAACCCTGGCTCAGCCCAACGAATGAGCGTTGCTGAAATCGCAGGTGACACCGTCACAACTACGCAAAGCGCACACGAATCGTCGGTAAATATCGACGCTCTTGCCGATGATTTCCGCGAGCGCATCGAGGCAGCACAGGATGTTGATAGCGCCAAAGCACTGCGTGCTGATATCGAAAGCGCGAAGGCCACGCTCGGATCTGCCCTGTTCACCGAGCTGAAGAATAAGGCAGTGAAGCGCTACTACCTGGTTGATTCACGTAACAAGGTTGAAGCCGCGATCAACTCCCTGCCGTCTCCGGATGAACCGGATGCAGTTGAACGGTTTGGGGAAGTTGAGCGAGTTCTTGCAACGGCGAAACGTCATCTGGGCGACGAACTGCACGATCAGTTCAGCATCACCCTGGCGGATATGAAACCGGAATACGTGGCCTAAGGGAGGCGGGAGGGCGAACCCTCCCGGTAACGAGATGAGTAAATCTTTAAACGCACGCTGCATCCGCCGCTGTGAAATTGAGTTCAAAGGACGTTGCGATTCGAAAGTAAGTCCTTGGTGGCGCAAACACCACCTTCGCGGTTACATCCGGGAATGCGCCCTGACAACAGCCGACTGCATGGTTGAGCGTATGGCTGAGGACAACGCTCTGGTTGATTTTCAAGGTAATGGTCTCGGCTGGTCGCCGGAGTTCTCTGCCTGGTACCACGAACGCCGAGAACAGTATCTCAAAGAGGCGCGCGACTATCTAAACGAAGACGCCACCAATGACGAGATCGACGAGGAAATCCAGAACGAGCTGGAGGCCTGGAATGACTGAGCTGAATTATAACCCGGCAGACCCCGACAAAATGCAACTCCCGAAGGGTAAGACCTGCGGCGACTGCGCCCATATCCGTCGCTGTAAGGCAATTTTCGGGCATACCGAAACCGATGCATATTGCGATTGGTCGCCGTCCCGAGCGGTTTTCCATCAACCATCCAATCCAGAAGGCGGTGACCATGCGATTAATTAACCGCGGAAATCAGCAATCCCCTCTAGCGCGTCAGGCATGCGACATAGCACTGGCCACTCATGCAGAACGTTACGGCGACTATGGCCGCAGCAAGATGAAGGAGACGTACACGGTGAGAGTTGAAGGTGTGAAGGTCTGGGTGGAAGTGGTTAACCGTAAAGCCAGCTACGTGGCCACGGCGATGACAGGTATGCGCCGGCTGCGCGCGCTACCGGGTCAGGTTTCTTGATAACGATATTTCATTAACAGTTTTCCGGCAGCTCTATAATGAGTTGCCGGATCCGGAGGTAGTATGGCCAAGCTTCTTAATCTGCAGGAATGGGCGAATTCGACTTATTCAACCCCGCCGTCTCTTTCAACACTTCGCCGCTGGGCGCGGGAGGGGCGCATTTACCCTGCTCCGGAACTTCACGGCAAAGAATATAAGGTTCAGCCTGACGCCATCTATGTGGATCCGAGCAAGAAGAACCTTCGCCCCAAATCAAAACGCTTATCGCTGCCAACTGGCGGCACTCTACTGGAGAGACTGACTCATGGCGAAAAGGCCAGTACGTTACGACGCTAACCTGCCCCGTAACCTGACCTATCGTAAAAGAGACAGGCTTTATAGCTGGCGAAACCCGATTACCGGTCAAGAATTATCTCTTGGCCGGATCGACAGAAAGGACGCCATTTCTCAGGCCATCGAGGCCAACAACTACATCGACCAAAATTACCTTCCGTCAGCGCTGCTTGACCGCATAAAGGAAACACCAACGTTTACGGTTAAAGCGTGGCTCGAGCGCTACGAAGTAATTCTTGAGCGAAGAGAATTGAAGCCCAACACGATGAAGGTCAGGCGCAATCAGATCGCCACTATCAGTGATGAATTCGGACGTATGCCGCTATCGTCGGTCAGCACGAAGGATGTATCTACTTTCCTGGAGAGTTACATACTCTGCGATAAGAAGAGCATGGCCTCTGGCCTGCGTTCTGTATTGTTGGATATATTCAGGGAGGCGATTGTCGAGGGACATATTGAAAGGAACCCGGCAGAGCCGACAAGAACGCCGACGCCAAAAGTGAAGCGTGAACGTCTTTTGCTCGAGCAGTTTGAGATAATAAGGGATGCCGCAACCGCTCATTCTGGATGGGCTGCAAATGCATGTGACCTGGCGCTGGTCACAGGGCAGAGAAGAGAGGACGTATCGCTGTTCAGATTCAGCGATATCAGGGATGGAAGATTGTTTGTCACGCAGGAAAAGACAGGTCACAAATTGGCGTTGCCACTTGATTTGCGACTGGACTCTGCTGATTTGGTATTGCAGGATGTTATTGACCGTTGTCGTAAAAACAACCCGTCAGACTTCATGCTTTATTCTGCGGTAAGGCGTGGTGGCAGGAAGCCAGGTCCGTTAACTCCGGACGGAATTACCCAAGCATTTTCTGATATCAGGGATTCTACAGAGTTAAAGTTTGGCCCCAACCCTCCCCCGTTCCATGAGATCAGGAGCTTGTCGAGCAGACTCTATGAAAGAGAGCGCGGAGAGGATTTCGCACAGAGACTGCTGGGGCATAAAAATTTAACAATGACCAAAAAATACCTGGACGCACGTGGTGCAGAATATGTTATGGTTTAGACAGGATATGGAAATTTCGAGTAATTTTCGTGGGATTTCGTGAAGTCACCGAAAAAACCAAATGAAAACAGATAGATAAAAAGAGACCGAATACGATTCCTGTATTCGGTCCAGGGAAATGGCTCTTGGGAGAGAGCCGTGCGCTAAAAGTTGGCATTAATGCAGGCTAAGTTACCCTGCCATTTAAGAATAGATGACAGCGCCAGGTTTTCCAGTCCGCGACTAAAGTGGCCGGAAAAAAAGGACGTTTGTTACGCATCCAAACGCAAAAACCGCAAGTTCTCGTGTGAGATCCTTGCGGTTTTTTATTGGAAATCAGAGCGCTACATCTGACAATTAGCAGAGCTTTTCTGCACGCTCCACAAACGGTGCCAGGCTCATTTTTTCGCCCGGTTTCGCCGGATCATCAATCTGGATAATCTCGATCGGCTTTGCCGTGGTTTTTCCGCTCTCCATCTGCTGTCTGGCAACATCATTCAACGGGTATTGCACCAGCGTACTGGGATTGATGACATACAGCGCGTTACCCGGGCGGCAGGTCAGCATCACCTCTTCCCGATTAAACGCCCACTTATCTTTGCCAACCTCAAAACGGCTGACGGTAATGACCTGCGGCGCAGCCAGCGCGGCTCCGGAGCTTGCCAGGAGTAATAAAGAGATAATGATTTTTTTCAT